ATACCAACCAACCAGAGGACTCACAGGCTACTTTGACCGCTTTAATTGGCAGAACACTAGAACTACATCTGAACCGCAAAATCAACTTGGAGAACCTTTACAAATGACCCAACAAGCAATTATCAGAGCTTTACAGAATGGATCGCTTACTGCCTATGAGATGGAGAATTTAACGGGTATCCCAAGAACTTCCATCGTTGCTGCTTGCAAAAAAATGTTTCGTAAGAAAGAGCTTACTGTTGAGAAAGTTAAGGTAAATCGTGCTTGGGTCTGTAGATACACCCTAGAAAACCACATGATTGAGGCTAAAAAAGCCGCCAATGATGAGCCTTATAACAAGATAAACCCCTTTGATGTACGCAATGCCAAGGGTATTTTTACAAAGGCTGAGTATGCCGTAATGAACTCTCAGGCCAGAAGGTTGTTCAATGGCAATCCTCATTTCACAAAAGAAATCACAAATAATCAATTTATCTGATATAGTATTTTGAAGCATGGATAGATAAGGGGTAGCTACCTTATCGAAAAGAGAGCCTCCCCTCCTTCCATTGTTTCTTTTTGTAAGAGGGAGGACAGAGCGAGGAAAAAATTATGCTTTTACAGCCGAAAAACTGGGCTATCTTTCAGCATTACAAAGATCGTTGCCCACCTTGGATAAAACTTCATCGTGATCTGTTAAACGACAGGTCTTATATGCGCTTGCCTATTGCTAGCAAAGCGATAGCACCTATGCTTTGGTTGCTTGCAAGTGAGTCAAAAGATGGTGTTTTTGATGGCTCACTAGATGAGCTAGTCTTTCGTTTACACATCACGCCAAAAGAATATCAAGATGGAGTCAAGCCGTTGATTGATAACGACTTTTTCATACTTGTTAGCGGAGTGCTAGCAGAACGCAAGCAAGTAGCTATCCCAGAGACAGAGACAGAGAGAGAGACAGAGAAGAAAGCAATTAGCGTTGCATCGCCTGAAGGCGTTTCTAATTCTGTTTGGCAAGAATTCAAAACTTTGAGGAAAGCCAAAAGAGCACCGATAACCCAGAGAGCCATTGATGCAATTTCAAGCGAAGCGCAAAAGATTGGATGGTCGCTAGAGAAAGCCTTGGAAGAATGTGTAGTTCGTGGTTGGCAAGCATTCAAAGCAGATTGGGTCGTCAAACCAAACCCCGCAGACATTGTGAGGCTCACAGTTCCTTCAAAGAATGAGCCTGATGCCGCTTTGGAAAAGATCAAAGCTGATGATCTGAAAGCCGCACCCATACCATTTGAGGTATTGGCAAAGATGGCAGAGTTGCGGAGAAAAGCATGAAAGTGTTGCCAATAAACAACTTTGAAGTTGAGCCTTGGTTGCTTGAAAAACACTATGCCAAGCGTATGCCACAAATAATGTTTGCTTTTGGGCTTTACAAGGATGACATTCTGGTTGGTGTCGTAACGTATGGAATTCCCGCATCACCACCACTTTGCATGGGAATATGTGGAAAAGAATACTCAGACAAAGTTTTAGAGCTAAACCGAGTCTGTTTGTTGGACAACCATAAAAACGAAGCATCATTCTTGGTTGCGAACTCAATCAAGCTATTGCCAAAACCTATGATTGTGGTTTCTTTTGCCGACACAAGCAAAGGTCATGTGGGGTACGTTTATCAAGCCACCAATTTCCTCTACACGGGTTTATCCGCAAATAGAATTGATTGGACAATCAAAGGACAAGAGCATAAACACGCTAAAACCATTGGTGATGGTCTGACCTTGGCAGAGATAAAAGAGCTTCATGGTGATGACTTTTACTATGTCGAACGATCTAGGAAACATCGTTACATCATCTTTCACGGGTCAAAGACTGACAAAAAAGTTATGCGGTCAAAACTCAAATACGAAGTTATGCCGTATCCCAAAGGCGACTCACAGAGATACGACTCTGGAACAACTGTAAAAACCCAACAACTTTTATTTGTATGAACTACTTTGAAGCAATGAGACTTTTGGACAGAGTGAAAGATGGTGTTCCTTATCCCTTACACCTGATAAACACAGCACTGGAGTTAACTGGTGACTTGGAGTAGAAGAAGCATTCAAGGCGATAGAGTAATTCTTGAGCAAGCCGAGGCCAGAGAACTCTATCGGAATTGGGAATGGGGAAAGAATCGTGATCTCATTCGTGCCAGATTAGAGAGAGCCGAGAGAATTTATGGCACTGGCGCAAGAGATCGCATAAGGGAATATATGAACCGAATCAAAGATGGGACACTTCTATGACTTTCATGGTGACTTTTAAATTGGATGTTGACCCCGTTGGTAAACAAAGAGCAAGATACGCTAGGCGAGGAAACTTTGTCCAGACTTACACCCCTGACAAAACAAGAACTTACGAATCTTTAATCAAAGAAGCCGCAACAGAAGCAATGGGAAGTTCCGAGCCACTAGAAACCCCTGTAAATCTGTATCTCTACATTCGAGCACCTATTCCAAAGTCTTACTCTAAAAAGAAAATAGCAGACTGTTTAAACGGCATTGAGAAGCCAATCAAGAAGCCTGACGCATCAAATGTGCTGAAGAGCGTAGAAGATGCGATGAATGGAGTTGTTTACATAGATGACACTCAGATCGTGAATATTCATGTAACGAAGGTTTACTCAAGTCAATCAGGAATAGATGTATGCGTAAAAGAATGCTTGGACTAAGGGTAAATCCCTATGGTATTACGCAATCAATTAAGTAAGATTTAATTTTTAACAGGAGTGAATCATGGAATCAACTTGGGAATTTGACACGACAGTAGGTGCGGGTAGCGTAATTGTTACTATTGTTTATGAGTATGAAACAGACGAAGATTCAACCTATAACGAATCTATCAAAGAAGTTTGGTTTGAGGGTCGCAATGTCATAGGGATATTCTCTGACGAACAATTCAAAGAGATGGAGTGCGAGGCGGCAATGCGCTTTCAACATCACAAACTCAACTACAAGACCGAGGATGTATGAGCAAAACGTGGCAACTAATTCTCATTGCACTAACGGCTTTTTGGGCGGGAGTGCTTTCTTTACTGAGGTTTTGGTATGACTGATTGGACTAAAGAGGAAGACGAGGCATTTAATGCCGTTGAAAAGCAAAGTAATCTTGGAAAGCAAATATTGAGAGACTTAGGCCAACCCTACCATTTCGATGTTTTTGTTTCCACCTCTCAGAGAAACCAAGTCTTAGAAGAAGTGGCAAAAGAGATCGAGAAAATGACTGTTTTTGGAAAAGACACAATTTCAAGTTTCACCATTGTCATTAGAAGCATGAAAAGGGCAGAGGGTTAACATGAATGAACCTACCAAAGCCATTCAATATCTAATTGACACTGCGCCACTTTATGCAAAGGCTAAAGCTGACAGGATGTTTTTAGAGGAGTTTCGCAAATCACGCAAATCTCAACTGGCGAGCCAAGCGGGAACAGAAGTTCTTGGCAAACAGGAAACCTTTGCTTATGCCCATGCCGACTACATTGAAATACTCGAAGGAATCAGGGAAGCCGTGGAGAGGGAGGAGCGTTTTCGTTGGCTTATGACTGCGGCACAAGCGCGCATTGAGGTATGGCGAACAGAGCAATACTCTGCCCGAATGGAAATGAAGGCCACCACTTGAACAACAAACTGAATGCAAAGGAAAGGCTACACCTTGCAAGGGTCAAGTCTTTGCCGTGTTCAGTATGCGAAGCATCAGCCCCAAGTGAAGCCCACCACTACAAACAAGGGCTTCAATATACTTGCATTGCCTTATGTGTAGATTGCCACCGCAACCCAGTGATGGGATGGCATGGGCAACGAAGGGCTTGGGCTATAAACAAGATGGACGAAATAGACGCATTGAATGAGACCATCCGCAGATTGTGCGAGGAAATGCCCATCAAAGGCTCTAAAAGCCCGTTCTAAGCGGTTTTGATGGCTTATCCATACCAACTACGCCAGACAAGAAAAAACCCTCCTAAGAGGGTCTGAGGGTTTAGCGTTTCCCGCTAAGTATTCGCAGAATTAGAGCAATACACGCATAAATCATAGATCGTTTAAACACGCTGTGTGTATATAGCTGTTCAAAATCTCAGCTTCTGGGTGATACTTTTTAAGTTCAGCCACCGCATCCTCTAAAGATTCTGCGCTTGTTTCGTCATATTCAGCGTGAACACAATCAGGATATGGGTAAAACTCAATGAGATAAGTTCTAAAAGTCATAATTTAATCCTTTTCGTTTTCGTAGGCTTTAATCATCAATTCATTGTCAATATATTGTCGAAAAATTTGATAAATTGTGTCTTCTTTTTCTCCGCTGAAAAAGTAAGAGGCATTTTGTCCACTTGTCACGCCTAAAGCGTCTTGAATGTGTCGGCAAGCCTCATGCAAAGCATTTTCTGCAAGTTCTTGAATATCTTGTTTGTTCATTTATTCTTCTCCCAAATTTTGTAACCATTTGGCATTCTGACAATGCCATGTTGATGTTTAAAACGCTTGATTGCGTCTTTTTTGTCATATCCGTGTTGAGTCCATGCACGATGAATCCATGATGGGATAAAAAAAAGATAATGTTTCATGCTTTCACCTTAAGTTGTTTAAACGATATGGATCGGGCATAGTCTGACAAATGAAACTCGTGCAATATTTGGTCTGGGTTTTTCTCTGACCAATAATAAAACCCTCGTTTAGCTCGTTTCTTGTGCGTGAATTGCAAATGGTCGAGATCACAGATTCGCTCATCAAATGATCTTGGCTTGAAGCCACTCGGAGGGTTTATCATGCTTCCACCTTTTTAATTGCTTGCTTGCTCTGTTTGATTTCTAAAAGAATAAACTCAGCCCAATTTAATGCTTCATCCTCGTTTAAAGTCCATATTGGATCGAGGCGTAGATCGCTTGCGGTTTCTTCTGCCGCCTCCCAATCTCCATGATCTCCCAAGTTATACAAGAGTCCGTCTGGGTTTAGTGCAAAGTAAATCATGCTGACACCTTGTCATAAATAGCCCATTGAGCCGTGTCGTAACCTTCTAAGTCAGGGATTGCGTTGGAGATGATTGCCTGAATAAACTTAGAAGCCAGAGAGTCCTCAAATTCTGGATGTTCGCAAGATTGATAGCGCAAGCACTGAGCCGCCTTGATCGCTTGAATAGCCGTAAGAATGGGTGCGCCTCGGTCGTAATCAATCTGCGTGGTTTCGCTCTCACCATAGCGATAATTAACGCTTTTCACGTTTTCCTCAAATAGAATCTGCGCCACGGCTTGCTCATTGCCGAAAGCGTTTAAACGCATTACTGTTGCGCCATAGGAAACGCCCACCTTATGCCTTGAGGCATACCGAACAAGAGCGTTGATGTGTGAATCGGAAACAATAAAAGCTGACATTTTGAACACCTATTAAATGATGCGACATTGCACCGAATAGACCCAACCCGTGAGCCTACCCGTTGGAATTTCACTTAACCAATATATCGAAATAAGCCAACAGACCGATACAGAGGGCAAGCCCCAACCCGATACAAGTTAACAAGTCGTAAATTATGTTTTTCATGGTGATACCTTATAAATGTCAATCATCGTATCTGGGTGAACCCATCGTTGCTTGGAGTCGGGCGCATTTTTATGGCACAAATAGACTGTGTTTTCTGATCTCTCTCGCCACGCTGATCCCACCTCATCGTAAAGCGTTGAACCATTTTTAAACGTGAATTTCCAATCATTAGGGATTGATCCATTCATCTCAAGGTCTGCAAGGTCGGTAATAGCCATTGAGCAGACTAAATATTTCCAAGTATAAGTCTGCATGATGTTTAAACGCTCTCAGTTAATTTTGTCGCCAAAGTAAGCCCGATCAGTCTCACCCATAAATCTGAAAAACAGATCAGGAAAAGCATCTTCAATTCTGGTCTTATTTGTTTTATCTGCTTTTTGCCAAGCCTCTGCCAGAGAACCCGCAAAGCCACCGCCATGTTCACGCATAGTATTTGCCGCATTGTGTAGAGCATTCCAACGGCAAGCCTGAACCATATTTTCAAAATCGTAAGTCATTTTTTACGCCTATTAAATAATGCAAAAGTGCATCTCAAGCCACTCTGTCACAATGGCTCAAGATAAACTGTTTAAACGCTCTCACCAAGCCATTGCTTACGTTGCTCTGTGAGCTTGTCGAAAACCTCTTGTCGAGTGCCTTTGTATCCCTCTTGATTCAATATTGCATAGGCGCTCTTACCTCTCTTTTTCATGCCTAACATCTCAAGCCTTAGAGCTTGGCGTAAGGTCAATAGGCGCATTTGTTCAATGTGTTCTGGGTTAGTGATTACTGACATAATTTAAGCCTTTCAAAGTAGTGCAACAGCGCACAGAAAAGCCCTTGCGAGCTTCCCTCTAAGCTGTTTAAACGCTTTGCATCTCTCCGTGATCTGGGCAATGTGGTGCGCCCATGTCATTGAGCCACTTACCCGCAACCCTGACTGTGTAACCACAATCACGGCAAACACATTTCAGCATTCGGGTTGATTGTTTCTTTTGAGCGTTTGAAGGGATCAAGTCAGCATGGGGATAAATGCCAAGCCTCTCAAGAACTGGAGAAGCCCATGCCTTGAATTTCTCACCCGCAACTGTGGCGGTCATTTTTCCCTCTAAGCCAATGGCTAAGGCTGTGCGTTTAAACAGCTTGCCGTGTCCATCGTTAGGGTGACAAGCATGGACAAGCTCATGCGCCAGAATGTCCAAAACCCTCATGCTGTCGCTAATTGTGGGAGAGATAAAAATCTCAGCGTGTTTGTCAGCAGATGCACGGGCAGACCAACATTCGCCAATTCTGCGATTCTTATTAGAAAGAGCAGATTTTGAAGGAAAGCCACAGCTTGAGCGAACCTCTAAAGGTAAGTCAACGCCATGTTGTTTAAACAGACTGCGAAGCTCTGTTGTTGCCTCTGAAAGCCATTGTTCTCTAGTGTTGGTCATAATATTCACGCCTATTTAATAATCACTGAAAAGGTCAGTTCCTAAGCAATATTTTAAATTAGCCAGAAAGCCAACCTATAGGGAAAACCCTATGTTTGCCAACTTTAAACCCTTAAGGGTAAACCCTAATATCTATACCCCATGCAGTACCAGTTATTCACAGGCTTTGGTCTTATATAAGAGTCAAAATGTGGACAAGTACAAACACTGGTGTGAATAACTTTTTTTCAGGGGTAAGTGAGGGCAATGGCTTGAGACGCTCTGAGGGGCTAAAAATGGCCTTCCTGAGCCTTTTATTAAAATAAGTAGAAACCCTTAAAACAATGGTTTACAATTATTTAAATTCAATAAATTGGTGAAAAAACAATGGGCAGACCCTCAAAACCTAATACCCGATATTTCCAAAGGACATTGACAGACCCAGAGAGGATCATCTTGCTTTCAGCGGGTAAGGGGAATATTTGCAGAGGGTTTGAGAACGTACTAGATTTATACAGTTACGCCCACAATCTAGGTTTTCGCCCAGATATGGACATGGGTATTTTAAATATTGTCGCAGATAAACAACAGCCCCAAACAGAGGATTCAATGGTAGGGTAAACACTAAGGGAAGGATAGATAAGGGTTAACACCTAGAAAGATAAGACTACCCGAAAAGGTGCATCACTCTTTCACACTCGATTGAATGCAAATAAGAATCATTCGCATTTAGACATAAGGGTAAACGAGTAGGTAGAAACACTTAGGTAGAAACCCTAGGTGGTGAGATGTATGGGGGGGGGAGGGGGTAGGTTGGGTTGGTAGATATTTGTGGTACACCCTACCCTCAGAAAAAGCTAAAATGAACTAATCCATTCCGAGGAGGACAAAATGGAAAAAAGAGGAAGAGGAAGACCCAAGGGAAGCGTTAAGATGACCATACAGAGGTTTGCTGACAATCCACCCCTTGT